AATTGTAAAGCCGCCAACATTTCCGTCAAATAATGACATTATCACAAACATTACAGTCAAAAAGATTAACGTCAATGGTCTTATGTTGGCACTTAACCAATGTCCACTTGAAGCATCCGCCTCCCATCTTCTTGTCACTTGTTCTTGTGCTGACTTTTCTCCCTCATTAATTATCTTTGTAAGTTCATTTTTGAGAGTCAATTTTTCTTCTTGTGAAGTTACAACTTCATCAATTATTTTGTCAGCGTTTCCTAAAAGTTTTGAAAAGAGCGTTGTTAATAAAGCCATATTGAGTTCTGTTTTTCTTTGTCCAAATCAACATGAACAAATGTTTTTGCTATTCCTATTCTAGTAAATCCTGCCTTGACTAAAGAACAAACGATAGCACTTCTCTGGAGTCCGCTATTCACAGCAATATCAACAGCACACCCCTTACAATGACTACTATTGTTTGAAGCTTTATATCCACGCTTACGCAGGTCTTTGTTGTAAGCTTGTGAACGATAGCCACTCGTTATTTTGAAAGGCGTTCCTGCTAGCATTCTAGCTTCGTCTAGTTTATGTAGAAATTCTAAGTCCATTTGTCCACCCTTTGATTTTGGCATTCCGCTTCCTATCTCGTCTGGTGAATCAAACTCTTGAAAATTAAAATAGTTTAGTTCCATTATTTTTTGCATAAGTTACAAACTCCAATGCAAACTTTCTTGAATGTTGCATAGTATATAATCTTGCAGAATAAATTTCTCATTTCTTTTGTTTTATAAATTCTAAAATAGTGTCAATTTTGCTTTTGATATATTGCATATCTTTAGCATTATTTTCGTGATATTTTGAAAATTGCGAACGAACTTCAATTATGGAAAAAAAGAAGAATTTATAAAGGGCATACAATGATCCGAGTAATAAAATCAATGTCAATCCATATCGTTCAATTAATTGTAGTATCTCTTCCATTATTTACAGCTTTTAATAGTTGCTAATTCCTTTTCTATCTCAACAATCCTGTCCTCACATTCGTTGATAATCTTAATTTTTTTCTCAAGTCTTTTATCAAGAACAAGAATATCCTCATCAAGTTGTGCAATCTGACTATAAGCAATCCCCATTGTAAATATTATACCTACAATCCAAATAATATTACCAACAGATAAAGTCAAATCCTTTTGAATCATTTTCCTTGTCCTCTTGAGGGTTTTTTGCGTTGTTTTTTAGAGGTGTTCTTTGAGTGAACTCCTGGTCTTTTCTTTATAGGCTTTTCTCTATATGTAAAATTAACTCCTTTTGCCATTCTTTTTGTTTTTATATAGTTTCTCTGCTGTATATATAATAGAAAGAATCAAAAGAATAATCTTCAAAATCATTTCTATTTGAGTAAAAGTTATTCCCAAAGTAATAACATTGAGAGTCAAAACATCACCGCATTCTTTTATCAAATTTTTCATTGCTTTGCTTTAATTAGTTCATCAATCTTTTCAATAATCTTTTCTAAAATTGCTACCATTTCTGGAGTTGTTGCTTGTTCAATTTTTATTTCCGCCTCTTCTAGTATTTCTGTGAGTGTTTTCATTATGGTAAGGTTGTTTTTAATACAATAGTAAAATTGATGAGCAAAGTATCATCAGTAGTTGTTAATCCTTTAATCATTGGATAAATAACATCTCCTGCGGAAATTGCATAAGAACGAGTTAAATCTTCAAACTTTGAAGGTCTATTTGTGAAACTGCCACCTGCATTATTAGCGGAAGAATAAGCCCTCAAAGTCATTGTCATATCCGTATCAGTTCCCCATTGTGGAGTCCCTACAAATAATCCTCCTGCAAAATCTCTGTTTCCGTTTGAGTTTTTTCCAGAACCTTTCCATCCTATAAGCGTGCAATTATAAGGAACTCTGAATCCAATATGCTGTAAGTTTTTTGGTATTGTTAGTGTTGAGCTGTCAACTGTTGTTCCTGTCGCGCCAGAGTCTTGTACCCAGTTGTAAAACTGAACACCAAATCCGTGTCCGTATTTCCAATTCTCACTAGTTCCTGCATCACTCTTTCCTGTGCAATTTAGATACTGATAAGATGTGTAAATCTTTTCCCATTTTTTATCTGAACGATAGGTTACAATACTTCCTGCGGGAATTGTACTTTCTAATGTAACAGAGCCAAAAAGAATTGTTGTAGCTCCACTTGTCATACTCCTACCAAGTGTAATCTCTGTGATGCTTCCATCTACTCTAGACATTATCACAAGCTCATCACCAGAATTTGCCAAATCTGTTCCTAGTTGATATATATCAGCACTAGTTACTGCTCCTACTAGTGGTTTGCTTAAAACCGCTATTGCTTCGTTTGCTACATAATTAAAAAGTGATCCCATATCTTACCAAATATCTTGTGACAACTCGAATCCGCCTGAGCCATATGATTCATCAGCAGCTTCATCGACTAGATTTGTTGTTGATCCGTAGTTTATATTAATGAATTGACCTTTCATTTCTCCTTTTGTAGCATTAAAAGTTATTTGATAAGGAGTAAAATCATTCGAATCTATACTAAATGAGTTTTTGAAACTAATTAAATTTGTTCCGCTCATTCTTATACTTCCATTGTAAACTCTAGCGCCCTCTTGCTGTCCTACCATTATTTCTTCCACTAGAATTTTTGTGATATCTCCCGTTGTACCTGTTCCATAACTTTGCCAATCATTATCAGTTCCGTTATTAAAAGTTGATCCGTTAGAAGATGTTCTAATGCGTCCCCAACTTTGAGGGGTAGGTCCACTACCTAACATCAACTCTCCTACATCATATTCAGCATTTGAATTTACTATTGTTCCTCCTGGCTTATTTTCTGATTTAAAAACCTTTTCTGTTGTTTGCTCTCCATCAATTAAATACTTTACATACTGTTCTTCACTAGAATTAAATTGTGAATTTCCCTCAGCATCGAAAGATATAATATCTCCTGGCGGTGGTGCAAAAATATGTACTCCGTCAATAATACTTTGAATATCCACCGTTCCACTACTAGCAGGAAGTTCAGTTGCGCCACTTGTACTATCAACACTTGTAGGATTATAATAAACCCTAGCATAAGCCTCAATAAAAAGAGTTCCATCTTCAGGAACTTCATCTGTTTCAAACTCCATCAAAGCATTGTAATATCCAACACCATCTGACTGAGTTCCGATTGTTGTTGGATAACCCATATTTAAAGATCCATAAATGTTTCCCGTTCCCCAAACACCACTAGTATGGTTCGCATAGTAGGTTGTTGATGATCCAACAAGTTTCAGTCTATAATATAAAATCACACCTGCCATTTCATTATTTCCAATGATATTGTTCCAAGCATTAGTACTACCCAAATATCTTGCCCTCCAAATGTGCCTTACAGAAATGCTTGAACCTGTAAGAGCTGTTACCGATCCTAAATTGATTTGTTCTGGAGAAGCAGCGCTGTTGGCAACTCCAAAGCCGCCAGGTCCAAATATTCCATTTAACCAATTATTCCAAAGCACAATTGGAGTGCTTAAAGTATTGTAAGACACTATGTGATTATAACTAGCTTCTACTTTTTTAAGAAGAGCTAAATTGTCAAACCCACCTCCTGCTAATCTGTTAAAATTACCTTCCGCTACTTTTCTAAAAGAGTTGCTACCTGAGCTTATCAATGTTCCAGACCTGTTGTAAACTCTAAAAAATTGAGCAGAAGTTAACATTTTTGCATAGTGATTGACTTGTATAAAATACCAACTACCTTCTGCAAGAAACAATCTAGCTCCCCATACTTTGCAAATATCATTTAATACGCTCCAACAATCTTGATAGGTTTCCGTTCCATTATCATTGAGTGTCCTATAAGCGTTGATTGGATAGATAGCAGAGAATTTCAAAGGATCTTTGTCAGCAGCTCTTGTTGGCATATTGGATGTATCCCAATCAACTAAAGTAAAAAGCATCCTATCATCTGGCCCAGTTCCTGTTCCCCAATATAATGATGTTCCTGTTGCTTTGAGTATGTTTTGTATAACATTCCTAAAACTATATAAAATATTTACCGTGTTTGTAATACCCTCATTTAAAGGCAAGTCTTTTAAGTTAGCAAGTCCATCAATTGCAGTTAGCGTTGACTTTCTTGGGAATGATGCGTCTTGAGTGTCGTTAACATCATTCAAAACATTTCCCACCCAATACTGAACATAGCCATCACCACTTGTTCCTTTTGTAGATATTTTAGCTTGAAAGCGTTCAGCATCGGCTGTTCTAATATCATCAATAATGGTTTGATCATCAGCACTTGTTATTATGCAAGTAAACTTAACACTTGACGGAATAAGCCCTGTAAATCTGTCCTCTGTTTTCGTTTCATATTTTAATTGAAATCCATTACTATCAACGTTCCAAGTATCAGGTGTTCCACTAAAATCTGAATCATAAAGTTCAATTTTCCAAAAACGACCTTGATCGCTTCTAAACTCTGCTGTCTTTCTTATTGCCATTAGTATCCGCTTGTTCTGTTTCGATTTCCTCCTGCTCTATCACTTGATAATAAAATATCAGAGCCGCTTATTGTTCCAAATACCTCAACAGGAGATCCACCCTCTCCAATCATTCCCTTTAACTTATCTAAAGGAGCAATGACTTCTGGATTGATTGCGCTTGTTCCAGGTCCTTCACCAACCATTGCTAAAGTTGCTCCGCTTACCATACCCCCATCTGCAAACGGAGGAATGATTTTATTGAATAAACTACCAACTACACTACCTGCCGCAGCGGACAAAGCTAGGTTGAAAGGAAAAGGAACACTAGCAAATATTTTTGCAGCATAAGCCGCAGTCGCTTCCGCCACCTGTGTTTTAATTACTTGACGAGCCGCATTCGCTGCCGAAGCTGCCATTTCACTAAAAGAAGCGTTCGCACTTGCAGACATAGAATGAAAAGCCCTTTGAAAAGTATCTCCTGTTTCTTCCATCTTACTATTAAGCTGGGTCAAAGATTCGGTATAGGCTTTTACAGGTTCAACATCAAACCCCAACTGATCTCTCCTACTTTCAATATTTTCTTCAACTAATTTTATTCTTTGTTTACCAATAGCAAGAGGACCAACAGTTTTTGCCTTAATGGTAGTCATTGGCCCTGGTGGTTCTATACCACCAAGATCTTTTCTAGTGGATGGCATAGTCATAGAACCAGGAGTTGGTTTAGCCATTGAAGCTGATAACTTTTCAATCTCCTTTTTTTGGTCTTTTATTGATTCAGTAGTGACATCAGTATTTGTAGCAAGTTTTTTTTGCTCTTCACTCATAACGTCAATCATTGCAATAGCGGCATCGGCTTGCCCTTG